TTATTAGTGTTTCCAAAGTTAAATGGCGCTTCTGTAAGCCACGTTTTAAGTAATTCTCTTATTCGAACAGCATCAGATATTCTAGCTGGTCGTATTGTATATTTATCTTTTTCCATCTTGTTTTATATTTACTCTCAACGTGCCAAATCTCCAGTTATCTCCGACAGCTGTATTTTCTATTTTTATATTAGATTGTCTACCACGAATACGTGTATTAAGAAACCCTGTTGTGTTGCTGACTGTTAATGTTTCTCCTACAGTTGCTGTATCATTAGGATAGTCTTTAACACTTAAAGTTAATACAGCATTTCCAGTTTGATTTTGAAAATCTGGTATAACTTTATTAATAAAACTAAATGTTTCACCATCAGCTATATCTCCATCGCCTGATTGAATAAAAGCTTGTAAAGCAGCTCCATCAGCATCTACACCTGATTCTTGAGCATATATAATACTTCTTCCAACTGTTAATCCATTTATAGTTGAAATTGTACTTATATTAGAATTAGGAAAATACTCTGTAGCTAAAGGATTTAATTCAACTCCATTATCTTGATATGTACTTCTATCCATTGTTCCATAATACCAAGAATTTTCTAAATAATTATAAATTACATAACGATCATTTTGAGAAGCTGAACTAGAACAGTAATACCATATCACTTCAGAAAAATTAGAATTTTGTGCAGCATAAACTTGAGGATATTGAACTTTATTAATATCATCAAATACATGATTAAGAATACTACAAGGTATTTCTTGAACAGCACCAGCATATCTAAAGAACTGTCCATCAGACATCCAATAAGCTACATCATCTATTACTATTGCACTATTTAATCCAACAGCTCCACAATCATTACCTAATTGTCTAAAACCAAATATAAAAGGTGGACCAATAAAAGACATCGATTGCATTGTAGTATCTGTCCATACAAGAATAGTTCCTTTAGCAGGTCTTGCACATCTAATTTCACTACCACCAGCTATTCTTTGTGATCCAGCAGAATTAGTTACATTAGGTGTCCATTGATTATAATCTTCTTGATCAGACCATCTAATAAACATTTTATCTTGTGTTGATGTATCTCCAATAGTTGTTTCTGTACCCATACACACAACGTGTCTAGTTTCTGTAGATACTAAAGATAAAGTAGAATTAGTAGGAGCATTAGCAACAGCTGTAGCTCTATTACCTGACATTCCTGCAGACGTATCCCATTCATAAGTTCCACCATCTTTTTGAGTAATAATTAAATCTTCTCCCCAATTATTAATAGACCATAATCTTGCATCAAGAATTATTTGAGATGAAGTTCTAGGAGTATTCCAAGTTCCAGCATTCCAAGTTCCAGATCCCCAACCAAAACCAAAAGTTTGTACACTAGGACCAACATTTAATTGATAAGAAACTGTACAATTAGCAGTAGGACCAACTGTAGAAGTTGCTGTTACACTACTCGAAATTACATAAGCATCAACATTAGTAATAGATAATATTTCATATTCAGCATCAAGTGTTCCAGCTGCAATTCCACCAACAGTGGTACTTGTACTACTAATAGTTACAAAATCTCCAACAGTAGCTCCATGAGAAGTATCAGAAATAGTTATATTAGCTGATGTATTAGTAGTAGTAAAAGCATTAACTAAATTAGCTGTAGCTCGTATAGGAGTAATGTCTTGATCAGTTCCAGAAGCAAAAACATAAACTTTTCTATCAGTTCCTAAAGCTTCATAACGTGAACCATCTAAAGCAAACCATTGTTCTAAAGCTCTTCCAACACCAACATAATAAGCTTCACTAAATTTAGTCCACCCTCCTATTTTTTGAGGAAGTCCTTTACGAAATCTTATTTTATCTCCATCAGTCCATCTACCTTCAGCACCTGTTTGTGTGTTTTCGGTATCTATTCCGGGTTGAAAATTTAATTGAGTCAATGGCATAATTTATATTATATAACAAAAATTATAAAATTATACTAAAATATAAGGGAGTATGAGGGTGGTCCCATACTCCGAAATTAAGTTGTATATTACTTTTTAGGTAATGTAAAGCCTTTAAACCAAGCAGGTAATCCTAATAAAGGTCTTTTATCAAGATAATTTTCTTTTGCTGTTTTAGAGTTAGCTTTATTATAATGTAAAAATACTTGTGCACAATTTTTACCTTTAAATTCTTCTCTCCAATGTTCTAATTCACAACCAGAATAAATTAACATATCGCCTTGTTCTAGTTCTACTTTAACACCAGCTTGACTTTGTTTACCTGTTGGATCAAGATAGATTGGCCATGGATCACCTCCTAAATTTAGTGTAGTAGATATTTCACATGAATATCTATCTTTATGTCTTGCTAGGATATCTCCTTGTTTATAAATTCTTGCATAAGAATAAGTTTCACTTAGTTTTAATTTTGTATGTTTTTCCATTACTGGCTTTACTTCTTGTAATAAAGTTTCCATTACAGGATCAGCATAATGAGAATAAGTATTAGGAACTTGTTCATCATTCCAAACACCAAAATACTCTGTAAATGGTGATATATATTTTTGGTCAAATAAAAACCTTGCAACATTTTTTTTATTTAAAAAATATCTATAAATAAAGTTTGATAACTCAGATGATATAGCTTTTTTTAATATTGTATATTTATTATTTTTAAACGACATTAAATACTCCTTTTGGTATTGCTTGGCAGTTCCAATGAATAAATCTAAAAGGTTCAATACCTAAATCAACAATATATTGATGAGGCATATATGATGGAAAGAATATCATACGACCTGGTTTAACTTTATAATGAACAGCTGAACTAGCATATGTTATTTTTGTTTTATCTAATTCTGGTAAAAGATTCATTACATTACCAGGTCTCGGATCTTCAAATAAAGGTAATGAAGTTTTTTCACTAGCTTTTAAAAAATAAAATCCCGACATATGTCCATTCCAATGTGTATGTAATGTGTGATGACCACCTCCACTTTTTGCAAATTCTTGTACCCACATTTCTGTAGTAAATACTTGATAATTACTAATATCAAATCCCATTTCAACTAATAAATTATGTGAAGTTGCACCAATATAATCTATTAATTTTTTAAATTTAGGATCACCAATTAAAGTTGTTGAATGATAAACTCTACTAAAATCACCTTTAGTTTTATTAATTTTATTATGTTTATCTATATCAGGTTTAAGATTTTTCTTAGCTTGTTCAATATATTTATCTGATGCTTTATTTATATCATTAACAAATTTTGGTGCATCACCAAACCATATAGGACATTTAAAATATTCTTCTCTATTTAAGTGTTGAGGATAAGTTATTAATTTTTTTTTCATTTAAATGGATATCCTAAATTCCATATTACTAAGCTATTTCTTTCTCCACTTTTTACTGGACAAACTCTATGCCATACAAATGAAGGAAATACAACTAAAGATCCTTTAGGTAATATCTCTGTACATTTTTTAATATTTCTTTTTTTATCTGGATCTAAATTTCTAAAATCAAATTCTAGTTCACCACCTTTATAATCTTTAGGATCTGATAATGTAACTGTTACAGATAATTTTCTAATTTTACCATGAGTTAAATCATTTTGATTTTCTCTTTGATAAGGTCTATCCCAACTATCACAATGCCAATCGTAATACTGGCCTTTTTTATATTTAGTAAATTGACAAGATTCAGAAAAATCCCAATTAAAATTCCAACCTGCACTTCTATTTGCTTGATGAACATAAGGTTGTATTTCTTTATAAACCCATTTATCATTTATCCAAACAATAGCTGAGTTTCTTTTTTTTTTAAATCTTTTATTAATTTTGCATTTAATTTTTCTTTCTTATAACCACCTGTAACAGCTATTTCGTCTTGCATTTGATGACCATATTTTACAATGTCATCACAAATACGTCCAGGAATTGCTGACTTAAAATACCAATAGTGATTAATTAAATTCATACATTACTTTTTATTTAAAATATGTTATTTTTTAAACAAAATTATGTAACAGTTAATGTACCTGAGACTGTAAATGTTGCAATTTTTTGTCCACCTGGAGCTGTACTTGTAGAATTACTTCCAGGAGCAACAGTAAATGTTCTAGCACTTGGTCCTCTAACAATAACTATTCCGCTACCGCCAGCTCTTCCAGATGCTGGTCCATCTTGGTCACCACCACCTCCACCGCCAGTATTAGCTGTACCTGCTGTAGCACATGAAGATCCACCTTGACCTGTACTACCTGTTCCACCACCGCCAGCACCGCCTGGCGCATTAACTCCTGTATATTGTGCTCCACCACCTCCACCGCCACCTCTTTGAATGTTTGATCCTGTAATTCCTGAAGTTGCTCCTGCACCTCCAGTACCACCTCTTCCTGCGGGACCTGTAGGAGATCCACTTGAAGGAGAACCTGGAGCATTAGAACCTGCAGCTGATGCTCCACCACCTCCGCCACCAGCTCTACGCAAAGAAGTACCACCAGCAAACCCCTGACCTGAAGGATCTGCAGAACCAGCACCGCCTGGTCCACCTGTACCAGGTCCTGAGTCAGTGTTTCCTTGTCCACCACCAGAACCACCTGGATTACCGCCTTGTCCTTCTGAACCACCTCCACCTCCACCAGTAGATGTAATTCCTGAAAATACTGAATTAGAACCATTGTTTGTACATGTTCCACCACATGGTGTTTGTGCACCACCTGCACCAATTGTAACATCAATTGCAGCACCACCGACTAGTGTTAAAGCAGCTACACATGCTCCAAATGGAGATACAGTGTAACAACCAGTAGAAGTACCAGCTGATTCTTTATAACCTCCAGCTCCACCTCCACCACCTCTTTTACCACCACCAGATCCACCACCTGCTATTACTAAATAATCTATTCCTGAAAATTCTTGATAAAAAGGCCATGAATTACATTTTCTTGATTGAAATTGAGTTTTTAATGACCATACTCCACTTGCTTTATTTAATTCTTTTACGACTACTATTCCTGAACCACCTGAACCACCTGAACCTCCATTTCCACAACCAGCTCCACCACCGCCACCAGTATTAGTTGATCCTGCACATCCATTACTTGTACCACTTGGTGGTCTTCCTTTTCCTGCTCCACCACCACCTGGACCACCAGCTCCACCTGGTTGACCTATACAATCTGAACCACCGCCACCACCACCAGCTAATGTAGAACATGATAAAGGAGAAGATGAACTTCCTGCTCCACCTGCTGCTCCTGCTGCATCTCCGCCAGTTCCACCGACAGCTCCAGCTCCACCACCGCCAGCTCCACCTTTTCCAGGAGGTGCATTTGTATCTCCACCTGCATTACCTTGACATGCTACTGCAGTTCCACCAGTTCCACAGTTTCTAGATGCTCCGCCACCTGATCCACCAGGGCCGCCATCATTACCAACAGGTCCACCTGTTGCACCACCGCCTCCACCGCCAGAAGAACTAGCACATCCGATTGATGAACTAATTCCATTTGTTCCTCTTTCAGGACTTGTTGGTGATCCTGCTCCACCACCTCCAACAACTACTGCTACTGTTCCAGAAGCATTTGTTTGTGTACAAAGATAACCACCTCCGCCACCACCACCTGCTCCAGCAGCGCCACCGCCGCCTCCGCCAGATACAAGTAAAGTTTGAACAATATTAGTTCCTGGTTGTAATGCTAAATCACCTGAAGATGTTTTAGTAGTTAGTGTATTTCTTCCAAAAGAAGATTTATTTACTTTACCAATTATTCCGCCATTTGTTCTGGCCATTTAAGTCTCCTATTCGGACACCCAAGCTGTGCCATTCCAATTATATTTGGTAGGTGTTTCCGATGTATCGTTTGATTGTTTTGCTTCCCAACCTTGTGTGTTGTCAGCGTTGTATTTTGTTTCGTTCCATGAAATAATATATTCATCAGTTATTGATGGATAAGTTATTGGTGCTTGCCAATCATCATTAGCATCTAATGCCCATGAAGCATGAGGTTGTTGCACTAAAAATTTATTTTTTACAGAATCAAAAATAAAACCTATACCTGCATATAGTTTTCTAAAATTATTATTGTAAGAAGTTTGTTTCCAAGTACCACCTTTAAAAAAATTAACACACCATGTTTCTCCATCAACATGCATATCATTATCCCCTAAAAAACCATTTGATGTAGCTATATCATTTCCAACTACAACTACTCTTTCTACAACCCAATGAGTATCAGTCGTAAAACCTGTAGGATCTTGTTTTTCTTTTATTTCTGCAAAATGTGCCATTTTATTACTCCTTAGTATTTAAATTATAAACTATAAATTTTGTCATGTCTATATACTTTATGAATTAGTCCAATCTCCTGCTTTAACATTTTCATAAACTTCATTAATATTCCATAATCCAGAAGCACTTGTTGATGTACTAGCTGGCTCTTTAATAATTATAACACCTGGACCACCTGCTCCACCACTTTGGCCAGGACCACCGCCGCCTCCGCCGCCACCAGTATTATTTGATCCAGCAGTTCCTGAAGCAGTACAATAACCTCCTGGTCCGCCACCACCTGAGCCACCTGAGCCACCACTTCCGCCAGCTGGAGTTGCTCTTTTTCATCCGCCGCCACCTCCACCCTAAGTTACTGTACTACATGATA